AGATCGTCCTGAGTTGCTAGAACTGTCGAAGGTTGAAAACAAAAACAGGAGCGAACAATTTCAGTTTATCAATTGGAGTTTTCCCGATAAGTACATTCAATTCATGTACAACGTCCAAAGTTACGAATGCCTCGAATGGGTTCGCCGCCAACCCAAATGGTATTCATGCCTGTCCTCCAAATCGTACAAATTGATCATGGATCATACAGACGGGCCGCTTGTGCGAGCCGCGCAAAATAAAGACGATCAGTAACGAAGTGGCGACAACGGATCAACAGCGATCCGTTTTTTTTACTCAGCGGTGTACGGTCACCGCTTTTTATTTGAGAGAGGTGTACATACACTATTTAATGAAGAAACCAGAACGAAAGAAAATATCATGTCATTACAAGCTATCAGAGTGGCACCGGGACAGGCTCAAACGGTTAGCTCATACCGGGAGACGCACGATGACCTCGGTTATCGAGGAACTGATCGAGGACGCGAAGTGACGTACCCGGTGCCACTTCCATTTCGGGTTCTCCACTGGTTCTTCGTTGGAGGCGTGGTGACGATCATTGGGATGCTGATGTTGGGACTATGAAATATTTATCAACGGAAATGGTGGCGGATCGGTTGTCGATGTCTCCCAAGCAGATCAGGCGTTACCTCAAGTCGGGGAAGCTGCCATCGTTGAAGATTGGCAAGCTGAGGCGGATCTCGGAAGCCGACCTGGAGACGTTCATCGATGAGCGAAAACAGCGGGGAGATGACTGGCAATCTCGGAAAGCGTTATCGGTGGCATGATGAGTTGGATGCCAACTCCCCGGTGCGCCGAATGTGGCGAACTCGATACGGAAGACGATTGTGCGTGTTGCCGAGAGTGCAGCAAGTCGCCATGCGAGTGCGTGTGCCCCGATTGTGGCGAACTGGTCAATGACATGTGTGCCTGCGACACCGATGAATAATGTGGATATTACCGAAACCAATCATCTCAGCTTTTGCGCCGGATACGGAGGCATTGATCTCGGACTCCGACGAGTTCTCCCGGGTTGCAGAACAATCGCTTATGTGGAGATCGAAGCCTTCGCAATCGCGAACTTGGTCGCAAAGATGGAAGCGGGAGAACTGGATCAAGCACCTATCTGGACGGACGTTAAAACGTTCCCGGCAGAACAATTTCACGGCTTGGTGGACATCATCTCTGGCGGGTACCCGTGCCAACCGTTCAGTGCCGCCGGTAAGCGACTCGGAACCGATGACCCAAGACACCTCTGGCCGTTTTTGCGCGGAGCAGTTCGAGCTATTCGACCAAGTCGAGTCTTCCTCGAAAACGTCGAAGGACACATCTCGCTTGGACTCTCCACAGTCATCAGCGATCTGGAAGCAGATGGTTACAGAACAACGTGGGGAATATTCAGCGCGGCTGAAGTCGGCGCGAGCCACCAGCGAAAACGGGTGTTCATTCTCGCTAGACGGATGGGCTACACCGAGGAGTTCGGATTGCAACACGGCGAGTCAAGAACGAGTCAACGGCAACGCAACGGAGTTTGCGCAGTTGCGGGAACAGGTTTTGCGTTCCCCGCAAGACCCGGTCAACCGCAATTCGATTGGGAAGAACCAAGAACAGTGGGGCACACCGACAGTGCGTCTCCCGTCACGGAAACCGGAGACACTAGCGAAGTGCCAGAAGTTCCGGGAGAAAAACGGTCGGAGCGGGGTGCCGTTGTATCTGGAGGAACAGGTGAACAATGCGGAGAAGAATTGGCCGACCCCAAAAGCGGCGGCACCGTCATCAACGAGGAAGCCGGGAACCGGGGGGAAAGAATTGGCGGAGGAAGCGAAGAAGAACCAAGAACAGTGGCGAACACCCACGGTGGCGGAAGAAAAAAATCAGAATTACAGCAACCAGGTCTATCTTCAGAATCAGGTGCAGAATTGGCCGACTCCCCGGGCATCCGGTCAAAACGATTCAGCGAGAAAGCTGAACAAGTCGGGGAAGCGTCATGCCGGGGACGATCTGACAACGGCAGCGAAGAACTGGGCAACCCCGGAAGCGCAGAACCATGTGGGCTGCCAGACGAGGCACGGCAAGACGTTTCCGAGGTTGGGGACGCAAACCGGCGGCAAGCTGAACCCCAACTGGGTCGAGCAACTAATGGGCGTACCAGTCGGGTGGACGCAACTACCCATCGAGTGGACAGACTTCGACTCCTCGGGAACGGCGTTGTCCCGGCTACAGCAGCAAAAGCATGGATCGAGTTGAGCGGCAGATTTGAATGAACAGCAGAAACAAAGGCGCGAGAGGCGAACGTATGTGGCGGGATCAATTACGAGAAGCGGGGTTCGAGGCAATCAGAGGCTGCCAGAACGCGGGGCGTGATGCGGGTGGTGGCGAGGCACCGGACATCATCTGTCCCGACCTACCGAAGATTCATCATGAGGTTAAGTTCGTCGAGAAACTCAATTTGCAGGATGCGATGAATCAAGCGGTGCGAGATGCCAAGCCGGGTCAGATCCCGATTGTCGCTCACAAGAGATCGAACTGCGACTGGAACGTAACCGTCCGGGCGGAGGATTGGTTCAAAATTTTAAAACAAACGGATTTGGTATGTGGGTCTTGATCATGTTCCTACATACCGGCCTGGGGGGTTTCATGGCTTTCTCCCCCCGGGCGAACTTTTGCGGATGAACCGCACTTAAAACAGAAACGAAAATGATAATACAAGAAACGAGTGGGGGGGAACTTCCCCCGAAGAAACCGCAAAACGCGGTGTGCGTAGCGGTGATCGACGTTGGCGAAAGCTACGGTATCGCCCCGGACAAGTCGGGTCGGCGGATGGTTCCATCGATGAACCCAGCCCACCCCGATCCGAAGCAGAAAGTGCGATTCATGTTCGAGTCGGAGGAGAAGCAGGAGGACGGCAAACCGTTCCAGTTGACCAGTCAGTTTAACGTCACAATGAGCGACCAAGGCTACCTCAAGCCGTTTTTAGACGGTTGGGATGTCGAACTAGTCAAGACCGGTGGCGGGATCGACCTGGAGGCATCCTGCGTGGGTAAATGCGCGATGGTCAACGTGACGCATGACAAAGACCGGACTGACCCCGAGCGGATTTGGGCGAACATCTCAACCGCAATGCCGAGTGACGCGGATCTCAAGCCGAGCGGCGAGTTCGACAAAGCCGAGTACCTGAAAGCGGCCCAAGAAAAGTACGCGGAGCGCAAGTGACATGATCATCCCGGAAGCCAAGAAAATCACCTCCTCCGGTCAGCACTGGTACACGCTGACCGGGGAGGCTTGTCACGTTCAACCGAATGGCAAGAATACCACGATAAAACATGCTAGAGAACAGAATCTGGTGCCATCGGTGAGCGGGGTTCTCGGGATGGTAGAGCAGTATCACCTCACCAAGTGGAAGTGCGATGAGATGGTTAAAGCGTGTATCGACAACCCGCACACCGCCGGGGAACCGGTCAAAGACTACATCGACCGCATCCACGGTTACCGGAAGATAGATCAACACAAGATCCTGGACTTCGGTAACCGAGTTCACAAAGCCATCGAGGAGTTCAACCTCGGTAAGTTCGATGAGTCGAAAGACCCAGAAATCTGGCCTTGGCTGGAGACATATGTTCGGTGGGCTAATGACCGGGTGATCCGGGTGATGGCAGTCGAGAAGACGGTTGTGAGTAACCGTTGGGGGTTCGGGGGCACGATTGACCTGATCGCCGAGGTGCGAGGCATCCGGGGAAGAGTTATTATCGATTATAAGACTCAAGAATACGCTGGGGGAAAACCTAAATTCCGAGACACCTACGCTCATCAGTTGGCCGCTTATCGTAAAACTATGCGACCGAATCCGATGTGTATAAGTCTGGTGATAAACCGGTCAACACCTCTCCCGATAGCCGAGAAGATTTGGTCAGCATCAGAACTTCAACGAGGTTGGCGACTGTTCCAGGCGGCGAATGCGTTGTGGCGAGAATCGAAGAAATATGAACCTACAGGAAAAAGCGATAAGTGAGGAGGAGGCGCAACGACTGGGCGGGGTTCCGTTCAGTCATCCATGCCGAATTGGCACGGATCGAGTGAAGGACGAAACGTGGATAATCCACAAAATGATCGCTGATTTAGATCGAGGTAACATTGATTGGTTGGTCGTTAAACTGAAACACCGAAACTCCACCTCGGTCGCCGATGCATTAGAATTATGGAAACTACATTAGAAAAAGAAAAAAAGATCAATTTGACCCAATGGAAAGACGAACCACCGGGTTCCAGCCGACGATTGCGACTACTCGCTGAGGCGGCGACCGACTTCTTCGACAAGTCGATGGAGGAACTCCGGTCGAAGTCCCGCACCAACGCCGTGGTATGGCCGAGATCGTGTTGTATGTGGATCGCCCGAGATGCTAATTACACACTCTCATTCATCGGTGACTGGTGGGATAAAAACCACGCTACAGTCTACCACGCTATCAACCTGGTGAACGATCTCCGGGAGACGAAACCGGCCTACGATAAGCAGTTCAGACGCTTTGCGCTTTTCGCAAAAAACTACATAAATAAGAGAGATAGCTACTGACCTCTCATTAACGTTAATTTGTAGAAAAAAAATAAAACTCCCGTAGCTAATCACTTAAAGCCAACGACTTAAATGCATTCAGAACGTAACTATACGAGTATACGACTATACGAGTACCGATATACGGTAAGATATAATTATATATCTCTTACGAGTATCGGTAATACGACTAATCGATTATCGTATGGGGTAAGATTATGAAAGTTCTCACATCAGCGGAGACGTTTGCGCTCAAGAATCAACTCCAGGTCATCCGGGAACAGATGGCGCAGATCGAAGATCGCGGAATTTACGATGTGGCGGGTAACACCGTCAAGCCGGGTGACCGCAAAGAGTACCGGGATCTGCTGAAGATGGAGAACCACGTTCGTCAACTCGCCGCCGGTATCGAACGACCGTTACCGCTGAGGAAGAAGAAACGACCTGGCGTGGTGTTCCCCGAGCGAGCCAGCGACGAGCGTTGGGAGGAACTTGCTAAATTGGCGCATGAGACGTTTAAAGAGATACTGGGGTGTACTGACACCGTAAACGGAAAAGAATCGTGTGACGGTACCGTAGCGGCTCAAGAAACGTGTGACGGGGGGAGAGGTTAGGTGAACGCTTTTAGCTTTTTAGATAGATATCAAAGCCATGCACAGACTCAGGCGCAATTGGCCGCGTTCTTCGCTGATCCCGGTGAGGAGGAACTGGCGATACTCAAAGTGTGGAAGGATCACCAACGCAAACACCTGGCCGAGCGAGCGAAATCGAAGCCTCGGAAGAAGAAAGAAAAGCCAACCCGATACATTCGGTTCAACCATATGCCCGAGTGTGAGTACACCCGAGAACGACGAATCTTCGCCCCACCAGTTAATCGCCTCTCCCGAGACGCGCAACACCGCTCATGGAACGGTTACGAATGGACGATAATTTGACGATGGCAGTAACAACGAACAACCCGGCGGAACGAAAGGCCGCCATTAGGATGTTTGGGGTGGCTGGGCAACGACCATCGTCAACCCCCGACCCGACTGATCGGTGTTCGGGGGAGACTTTTAGCCAACCCAACCGGGTGCCAAGACCGCTCTCTTCAGGCGGCAATAACTTAACAACGCAGTATGCACTTCTCACCCGGAGGTTGGTGAATTTGAGATGAAGCGAACAACGAACAAACGATCATGGCAGGAATAACGACAAGCGAAACAATGGCAGGCGAGCAACCGGATCAAGTGATGATCCCGGTATTTAAGTGCAACCGAGTAGCGTGGGAGGACGGTATCGACCGGTTCTGTTTCGTCTGCCCGAAGTGCGCCAAAACGAACGTCCACTCAGCGAATGGCCCGGACAGTGACGGTCATCGAGTATCGCACTGTAAGTGCTGGGGAGTCGCTGGCTATTACCTCGAAGAATCACCCGTAACCTGTCGAGTACACTGATGGCCGGTAAACGCAAAACAACCGCAAAGAAGAAGAGCGTCCCAGTCCGCAAGAATACGGTCAGCGACGAAGTCAAAGCGTCGAGACTCGATGCACTCCGCAATGCGCCTGTTCAGATGCCGAAGAGCGTTCTCACCGCAAGAGCGGACCAGGAGAGCAAGCTTGGTACCGGTGTGAAGTGCGGTCGAAGGACGGGATATACGCCTGATCGAATCGAAGCATTGCTGAAGAACGTGCGGTCCGGATTGCCGATTATGCGAGCGTGTGCGCTTGCCGCGATACCGCAAAGTAACTTGTATGACTGGATGAAACGATACTCCGACCTTTCGGAGTGTATCCAGCAAGCGGAGTCCGAGTACCAAGCTTTCGCACTAGGAACGG